CACCACTGTTGAAACTTATATAGGCTTCCATTTCAGCCCATTGATTTGAAGTGTCGTCGTTAAAGTAGAGGTATTGAACTGCTGTATCTGATTCGATCCAAATGTCCCCAATATTGGGAGACACTGGTGGTGCCATACTGAAATACACAGTGCCGCCACTGCCGCCATTGCCACCTGCGATTCCGGTTAAAAAACGTCCGTTGCCGTAAAAATACTGTCCGTGCACTTCGCTGAACGGAGCAGACGATGAGCCAATGTCATAAACGTTAGCAACGTTTGGCAAAAATGTGCTTGATACTCGTATGTTACCAATACCATTTGCAGCCAAAATCAAATCAAGATTGGTTTCATTTGTGCTGATAACATTGTTAGTTATAACAACTTGAGTGTCGACTGGGCCTGCTGCCCAAATATTAGCAAAGTTGTTGTTAACTGCATTAAATGCGTTACGAAGGCTTTCCCCAGTTCCGTCGTTTACTGCTGCGCCAACGTTGATTACTTGCTGTGGGGAGTTACTCATGACTAATCTATATCCTTCGGGGTATTTACCAAAAAAATTGAGATTAAAATTTTGGCATCACTGCCGAGAGATTAGCTTGTTTAAAGATTGTTTGATACCAGCAAACGGTGCAAGAAATCACTCATGGTCATGTGTCCCATGTTACGCAGGCCTCGAAATTCTTGAATCTCAGCTGTGAACTTACCTTGTACTCTTATAAACTGTGTTTGCGGAAAATCAAGACATATTTGTTCAATTTGTCTCAGCCAGTTTCCAGTGTATGTGGGCACATCTGAGCTTTTTTTATAAAATTCTGTATCTGCATAACAGTTATTGAACTTGCCTTGGTCAGTACCACCCATGTCAAATCCCAACATATAGATAACTGTGTGTCCATCAAATGCAGCCATGCTCACAGCAATTGGTCCCGAGCTATAACCATGATATTTTTGTGGAACTAGTTGTGCACCCATGCCTTGAAGAGGTTTTCTTGTGTAGAATCTATTGTTATGAGCATATCCAGAATGCTGAATTCTTTCTGCAATGGGTTTGTCTGTTGCAACCAATACTGTGGGTGTGAATTCACGATACAAAGCATTGCATCCATAAACTGGTGCTAACTCTGCTAGTTTTTGTAGTTCAACTTCTTGACGGCTGCTGCCGTTTCCCAATACAAATGCCATGCCCATAAAAAATCCTCCTAGTAGTTATCTAGGAGGATCAAGGCGTTAAACCAAATTAACTGGTAACTTTGTTGACTTGCGCCAATTGTAGAGAACCATTTTGTGCGTTTGCGCCGCCAATGATTTCTGCACCAGACCATGTAACTGTACCTTCATCAGTGAAGAAGTTAACTGGGTAGAAGTTTTCACCACTTTGAACGTTAACGCCAAGGTTGCTGTTACTGTAGTTGCCATAAGTCATTCCAGTCCAGTCACGAACGCACTTGTTTGTGATGTAACTAGCATATACAGCAGAACTGTCACCAGTAGAATAACGAATACTCATGTAACCAGCTGCTGGTGTGCCTGTGTTTGACAAAACGCAGACGCCCACTGGATAAGCAGTACCGTTGCCCGAACTCACAGCAGTAGCAGTGAATACATCACCCACTGTGGCGCCCACTGGGGCACCAGCAGTTTGCCAGTTAGTTGTTGTACCAAAGCTGGCAATTTGATATGCTTGACCAACAATAAGACTACCAGGTGCTGTTGTTGCAGCAGTACGTGCTACCAAGAACTTGTGTGCACCTTTCTGACGGATAATACGTCCTGTGCCAGAACCAGTGCTTGTGCCATTGGCCAACGAAATGTTTACAGCAGCAACAATTTCTGGATATGTTGTTGATGCTGTAGATGTAGCTGGTGAACCACCAACAACACCTAAGAAGTCTGTGGCGCTGAGTGTGCCAGCACTGTTGTAAACTGGATCAGTCAAGCTGCCAAAGTCAGGATAACCTGCACCTGTTTTTGTAGACAGCGCAGGTTGGTTGATTGTACCGTTGGCATTGATTGTGATACCGTTATTGGTACCTGTTTTTTGAATTTTTAGAGCTCTTCCCATTTGATTTCTCCTTATAGAAGCCCAATGCGGGTTCTAGCCGCTACGCAGGGGTTAACTGCATAAAACGCCGTATTGCGTTGACAAGTATTTATAGCATTCTGGATATTTTGAGCCGTGTACCAATAAAATTAAATATTGCGTGAACACATATCAACTAATCGAACAAGGAAATCAATATCGCAGTCAGCGTCGGTATCATGACGCACTGGCATGTTACGCACAAGTTTTTGCTGTAGACTTCAACGACGCTTCAGCGTTCAACAACTATGGCAATGTACTGCGTGAAATGGGTTACCCAGAACGTGCACTACCTTTTTTAGAGTCTGCTCGACTGCTTGATCCAAACAACATAACTGCACATTTTAATCGAGCTGTTACGCTGTTGATCATGGGAGATTATCAGCAAGGATGGCCTGCATATGAAACTCGCTGGCAGTACGAACATCTTGCTGGAACAGAACCAAAATACACACAGCCGCGGTGGCGCGGCGAAGACCTACAAGGAAAAACTATCTTAGTAGTTGGCGAGCAAGGACACGGAGACTGTATTCAGTTTGTGCGGTTTCTTTGGAACTTGCATCAGGCTGGAGCAAAAATAAAACTCCAGGTCACAGATGGTTTGGTACCGATGTTGAGTGGTGCTTCAATAATTGAGCAAGTGGGCAAGTATGGTGATGACATGGGCAACTTTGATTATTGGGTTCCTATTATGAGTATTCCTGGCATACTGGGAGTCACATTGCAAAATTTACCACAGCCAAATCAATATCTCAACGCTGACGCTGTGTTGGTTCGTGAGTGGCAACAAAGACTGGGGCCAAAAACTCGCACCAGAGTTGGATTTAGCTGGAGTGGTCGCAAAGACAACTGGCTCAACATGCACAAAGGTGTGCCTTTTGAGCACATGGTAGAGTTGATCCAACGTCATCCTGAAATGGCTTGGATTAATCTACAAGTGGACTGCAGTCCCGAAGAAGAAGCTGTGCTTAAAGAAATTGGTGTGCTCACTTACCCAGGGACCATTAGCAGTTTTGCCGACACTGCGGCACTGATACATCACTTGGATGTTGTGATCAGCATGGATTCAGCTGTGAGTCATTTATCAGGTGCCTTGGGCAGACCCACTTGGATCATGCTCAACAAGTTTGCTGTGGATTGGCGTTGGTTGTTGAATCGTGATGACAGCCCTTGGTACAGCTCGGTTAGATTGTTTAGACAACCCAACTATGAAGATTGGACAAGTGTGATCAACAAAGTTAGCCAATATCTCTGGTGGTTCAAGGTTTAACATGTATAATATACACATGCGATTGGGCCGTGTGGAACGGCAGGAGCCTCTAAAACTCCGGTGAGCGGGTTCGATTCCCGTCAATCGCACCAACTAAATAAATTATTATGCAATTATAGGTCGTTAAAATATACTATCAAACCCGTGTTCACTCCAGGGCTGACCGTCTGGATACACGGGTTTTCTCATGGCTTAACTAAAGGAGATTATTATGGCCTAGATTGAATATGCTTGTCGCGATGTAGTGTTTCACTTCAACAAGAAACACTTAGAAGATGAAACTGTGCCAATGTGGGTGTTAAAAACACATGGCGAAACTTTTTATGTCAATCATGTTGATGCCAACATGCCTTGGAGCACCAAGGAAACCACAGACAATCCACATACCAAAGGTAGTATCAAGTTCAAGGAAGTTTTACTTGAGATTGATGAGAATAACTGTGCCCGTTTATCTACGTTAAACATGTTTGATAAAATTCGACTGCGTAACCAAAAGTTAGGCATCACTCGAATTATGTTTAGACCTGGAACTGCAATTCATAAAGCATTGCAAAACAATGAAGTCAAACACTCACCGTTTAAAACTGTGGAAGGTGCATGTACTACATCGTTTGTGATTTGTGATATTTTGAACAAAGAAGAGATGACGTTCTTTGGATTGAAGTATGCTGGGCAGTTTAGAATTCTCATGCCCAACGAAGGTTACTATCAATTCTATGATGGCAAAAAAGATTGGATGCATGAAGAATTTGAAGATGACGATGAATAACAAGCTAAAGAAAAAGCCCCTTGCGGGGCTTTTCTGTTTTTCTGCAATCCGGTTGGATTAGCTGAAAGACAAGTTAGATACTGCGATCTCACCAACGTAGTCGCCAGCGTTGCCGAAGCTGCTAGCAGTGTTGGTCAATTCGATGTAGCCATAACGTGTCATGAACGATACGACTGGTTCGAATGTTGTTGGATCCAATACAACACCACTGCTCATCAATGGAATGTATGGGCAGTAGAATGCTGCTGCGTCAGCTTCGCTAGAACCCTTGTAACCAACCAATACAGGAGTTGTATCAGCAGCGTAAGAGTCAACGAACACACGCATAGAGCCGTTCAATGTACCAACAAACTTAGTGTTGGTAGGTGCTTCGAAAGTACCTTCTGTGGTACGTGCGAAAGCAGAAGTAGTAGCAGACTGAAGAACAGTCAATGCAGCTGAAGAAACAACTGCCCAGTTACCAGCACCACGACGTGTACGTTGGGCGATCAGGTTAGCAACACGGTTGATCAAAACAGCTAGAGCAGCGTGTTCGTCACCAACGAATGTAGCAGTACCAGAAACGGTAGCTTGGTTGTATGTGAACTCAGTAGCAGCAAGGCTACGCAAGCTCAAGAGGATCTCTTGGTCAATTTCAGCTGTAATTTCTTGAGCCAAAGCTGCCATGATTTCGGCTTCTACGTCGATACCATGCATAGCTTGTGCGTCTTGAGCAGATTCAAAAGTCCAACGTGCTTGTAACTTACGAGTTTTAGCTTCAACAGCTTGCTTCAAGATCTGTACAGAAATTTGCTTACCGCCGTTGCCTTCCATTACAGCAGTGTTACCACCAGTGTAGTTAGAAGTGCTATCAGTATCCTTAGGAACTGTAGAGTATGCAGTAGCAATTGTGAATGGGCTCAACGCTTCTTGGCCAGCTGTTACAGAAGTAGCAGCAGCAGAAGTGTCAGTCAAGCTCTGTGCGTAACGAACACGCAGAGTGTGGATTTGACCAACTGGGCCAGTCATTGGCTGAACGCCGACCAACTCGTTAGCAATAACTGTTGGCATAACACGGCGGATAACTGGAAGAATCACACGGTTTAATGTAGCGATGTTACCAGATGCTGTTGAACCTGAGCTAGCAGATTCTTTGAGGTACTTGCGTGTGTTCTCAAGGATAACACGCATGCTGTTGCGTTTGGTGCCATTAAGGCCTTCAAGAAGGGCCTCTTTGGTCTCGTCCCAACGACTTTCTAATAGTTCTTGTGACATTATAGTCTCCTAAAAATTTATAGCCCTGCCAGACGCTTAAGGTCAATCACGTTGCTTGCAGCCTCATGATTTTCTTCTTGCTGGGTGGGAACCGTTTTATCACCAGTTACTTCAGTGACTGACTCTGCAATTACTTTACGGGCTTTTGCTGAGCGGTCTTCTAAAACAGCTGGTAGATATTTTTCGAATGCGTTTTTCAAACGTGGAGTTTGAACACTTTCGAGCAAATTACGCATGACTTCTGCTTTTTCCTTGTTTAAGGGAGAGAGCAATTCACGCATAGTAGCTTCACGCTCGTTGCTTTCTTTAAGCATGCGTACTTCGCGTTCTTTGGACTCAACAATGGCTTTCGCCTTGGTGCTGAGTTTGATGGCTTCGGACAATTTCTGGTCCTTTTGTGCCAACATATTGTAAAGTTTCTTAACTTCGGCTTTCTCATTGAGGTGAGTAGCACCGAATTCAGCAGCATACGCTTCGAAAATTTTGCGACCAAAACTGTTCTCGCGAGCAACTTTGATATCTTCTTGCAACTGTGTAAGTTCAACCTTGAGATGTTTGCTAACTGCGTGGCTCATCTTTTCAGCACTTTCCTTGACGAAACGTGCTTTGAGAGTTTCAAGTTTTTCACGAGCTTCTTTGACTAGACGAACTTTGGTCTCAACGACTTCACGCTTGTCTTGTGCAAACTCTTGAATTTCTTTTGCCAATGCATGTACCATGAAGTTCTCAAGTTTTTCAAGTCCTTCAGCATGCATTTTACGGTCTTTGCGTAGTTCGCTAATTTCTTCACTGAGTTTCTGAACCAAGAAGCCGTTAAACTTCTGTGCTGATTCTTTCATCTTGGCTTGGAACTTAACACGATCTTCTACGATTGCTTGCTTTTCAGCAGCAACAGCAGCGATCTCAGTGGCAAGACCTTCAGTTACCATTTTATCTAAGGCTTCAACCATGACAGTTTTGTCATGTTCGTAGCGTTGAGCAAACTCCTCACGGAGCTCACTGCGTACTTGTTCGCGGGCTTCATTTAACTTTGATTCCCAAGCCTCGTTTAGTTCTCGGCTTACGTCCTCATTGATCAGTCCGCTTTCAAGCAAGGGTTTGATAGCATCAAACATTCCTGATTCTCCTTAGATTTTGAGATCTTTGATGAGGCGTTTGACTTCCTCAGCAAGGTATCTCTGCACTTTGTCGCTTTGACCAGCTTCACGAGCCATTTCTAGAACACGGTGACCGTGTTTCATGTTCATGAGCCCTTCATACACCGCTGTTGGGTATGCATTTGGGGCACTGGGTTGAGCAACCACATCTATAGTGACAATTTCAAAGTCACTAACATGTCCTGTTCTGTCGTCTACGTTACCTGAACCGCGGCTTGAAACGCCTAGCTTCACACCACTTTGCAACAGTGTTTTAATTAGATTACCCATTGGGGTAGGTAGAATCTTCAACTTGCCGCAACCGGCATCGCCGTCCATCCACATGCCATCAACTGAGTGACATACACGATCCAAGTTAATCTTGAGATCGTCTGGATGGTCCACTTCACCTAACACGGAGTTTCCGTTGCGGATCTGATCGTTGATTGTTTCTACTGCTTTTCTAATTTCGTGCAAAGGATAAACTCGCTCATTTGCATTGCGTTTGTTACCTTCAATGCAAATGCCTTTCAAGTAGAGATTTTTACCGCCAGAACCCGACGCATCGTCCTCTTGAATGACTTCGATGCGTGCTTGGTTAAACGTTAAATTCTCACGTAGGTATCGCGACATTTAAATTAGCCCTTTGGGAAAGGTGTACGTGTGTTCACGCCACTGGCTTGTGTAGTAGTTGGCTTTGGAGCGGCCTTTTGATCTTTCATGCTAGCACCAGCTTTGTTCTGGAAATCGCCAATAAGATCTTTAGTTGTTGGAGCAGGACGTCCTTTGGCTTCTGTACCAGTTGCGTGTACAGGCTTGCTGGCCATACCAGCTGCGCCACTGTTAAAAGCTACTGGACCAGCTTTGCCGTCACCGCCTTCAGCTGTAACTGGCTTTGGGGCTGCTTTTAAACTAACAGCTTCCATCATACCAACTTCGTCCATTTCTTCTGTGTCGTCCATTTCGATAGCATCGCCACCTTCGTCAGCGCCAAAATCGTCGCCGTCGGTGCTGCCTTCGTTGCCCATTAGGTCTTCGAATTCAGCCATCAATTGGTCTAACTTGTCTTCTAAATTCATGATGTCGTCTTTGGTTGCAGCTTCGTCGCTGCCGCCTTCTTCTTCGCCACCAATTTCAAATTCTTCTTCGCCTTCGAGCTCTTCTTCTTCGGCTTCCATGTTCATTTCTGACTCTTCTTCCATTTCGACTTCGTCGATTAGGTCATCAGCAGCGTCGCCGCCCATGGCGCCTTCGTCAAGATCTTCTTCTTCAGCAGACTCGTCTAATTCTTCTTCAGATTCATCGAGTTCTTCTTCTGCAGCTTCGTCTAGCTCTTCCTCAGCTTCTTCTTGCATGAGGTTTTCGTAGATTTGGCGTGACTTCTCAACAACGATGTCGTGGAAAAGTTCTTTAGCTTTCGCTTCTTCATCATTGATCACGTATTCGATCAACTGTTCAAATTTGTTCATTTGGGAAACTCCTATAGGTAAAGTGTGTTGTTATTTACACACTTATCAAAAAACTAGTGGTTTAAGGAGTAAAAAGACGTCTTTTTAGACTACAGGAGCAGGAGGAGGTGCATACTGTTGTCTAACTAACTTTAATTTTTCTTTGTATTCAACAGCACGGATGTCGTTCATTTTACGAAGTTTGTTGAGCTGACGCAGAGTCAAGCGAGTTTTTCTCATGTCTTTGAGACTGAGTTGGCTATTGTCTGCAGAAAGATCCTGATATGCTTCAGGTTCTTTTTTGATCAATTCAGCGTCGGCAAATTCTTTTAACAACATAATATTATTTATACTGAACCTGGTGCTGGCGGGGTACCTGCACTGGGCATTACGCCGCCCGGGGCACCACCTGCTGCAGCGCCGGGGCCGGTGAGTCCGCCAGCGCCACCAGTTTGATCCATGCCGGCAATTTCTTGGCCTGTTTCAATATCAGATTCCAACGCACCAGGAGTAATGCCCACTGAACGTAGATCTTGCCCTGACTGTGTTTGCATTTCGGGCTGATCGCGCTCTTCTCGCCACAGCTCTTCGTTTTCTTTGATTTCGTCTTCGCTCAAACCCAGGAAACGCTGTAGCAAGAAACGTTTTGACATGTAAGGCAAGGGTTCCAATCCTTGGAATGCATTGATACGAGTGGTGTCCAACTCAGCTTGACGATAGCTAGCAAAGTTTTGTGGTGGTGCAAACTTGATTGTAAACAAACTAGAGTCAATGTTAAAGCCGCGCCACTTCAAGAACATCTTGAATTCGTCGTCTAGCTTTTGTGCAATGTGCCCTTGTAGTCGTTCACAATACTGATTGAATCTGTACTCTTGAATTAAAGCTGTACCCACTTTGCCGTCGCTCATGCTGCGATCTGAATCGTCGGGACCAGTGGGCAAATAGCTTGATGGTACACGCAGACCACGTGCCATTTTGTTGTTAAAATACTTTAAATCGTCAATTTCACCTAGGTTTTGACCGCCTGGTAACGTTTCAACTGAGCTACCACGGCCGTCTTGACCTTGGGGGAAGAAGTAGTCTTCGTTGATGCTGAGTGGGTTATAACTAGCATCCATCATTTTTTGTCCGCCACCACATACAGTGGGAATTCTGCGCTGATGCATTTCGTTTTTAACACGCTCAACAAACTGCATGGCCAAGTGACTGGGCATGTTACCTACGTCAATTTTAAAGATTCTACGTTCCGGAGCACGGCTCACACGATAAATCAACACAGAATCTTCCAACAGTTCTTTTTGCTTGAATACTTTGTAAATCTGTTCCAGTACACTGCGCCCAAAAGGCCAAAATACGTCTAAACCTTCGTTCAAACTTAGGTGTACCACGTGCTTGGCATCAATACAGATCTCGTTCATGGCCGTCATAAAACGGCTGTTGCCCACGCCACCGCCTACACCACCATTGGGCATGGTATAGTTCACAGATCCAGAAATCGTGCCAGTTACAGGATTGGTCATGTAGTCTGTAGTGGTCTTTTGCGCCATGGCAAGATTCTGAAAGTTAGGGTTGATGTCACGCACAACATACTGTTCGGGACGCTTGCCTTCACTTTCGTTCACAATCACACGCATGATTTTGCTCATGTCAACCCAGTACATTTCAAATGTTTCTGGATCACGTACAAACACTTGATCGCCGTACTTGATGGTATTACGGAACAGTTTGAATATGCGCTGGTCTAATTTGTTAAGTTTGGTCCACTGTTGCAACTGCTTGCGAATAATGTCAACTTCGTGGTCAGTGGGTTTGTCGTTATACTGTACTTCAAACGGGGTGCTATTGTCTTGATTGAGTTGTGTTGAAAACTCAGCAATAATATCCAAACACGCATTGATCTCCGAATCCATGTCCATGTTTTCGTACTGATTGTAGCGTTCAATACGGTTAGGATGTCCTGAGTAAACTTCGGGCAGTCTGCTGGCATAGTTGCGGAAAATAAAGTCTGGGGGTACTCCACCAGTACCATCGTTTTTTCCATAACCAGGGAGGCCGTACTGATTGGTGCCCGAAATTGGACTCATTACACCTGAAGTGTCTGCGACTTTAAAGTACTTGCGCCAGCCTTGTTGATTGCGATCTGCCATAGTTGTTTATTTACCGTGTTACATGTTGGATTGCAGTATCTTGGTCTGCACATCAACGCTGTTCTTGTTGGTTCTAATTAGTTCTTCCAAGTATGCGCCCAGATTGCTCATGCCTTGATAAATTGCGTCGGTTTGACTTTGTGACAGTTTTGACACACTCTGTTCCATGCTGCGTTTGATGTCTTCAATCATGCTACCCAAATCTTCTATAGGTAACACTGCTTCGGGACCTTTTTCGCCAATCATGGCCAGTTGTGGCTTCATGACCAAGGCACCGTCGCCAAATTTTGGAACTTCAACGTGGAAGTGTTTGCCTGTGCTGCCGCGGCTGGGGAAGTTATACTCGTCTTGAGCATAGCTAGCTCCAAGTTTTTTCAACTGTTCAACAATCTGTTTGCCTTGTTCTATAGTGGGACTTTCGCCATTGGCCAACACAAAATCAAACGCACGACCCTGTCCATGTAGGCTCTGTGGCTTTTCGTCTCTGTGATAAGGGCTGTTGGTAGCTGAAATATAACCAAATTTTTCTCCCAGTGCTGCTTGCACTGACTTGGCTATCTCTATCAGTTTTGAGCTGACCTGCGCATTTTCCATTTGCACGCCGCCTTGTTTGATCTTGAGTCCAGCGGCACGCAAGGCTTCTTCGGTCATGGCCATCATTTGTGGCATTGCACCTGGTGCTGAGACATTGCTAGCTCCGGCACCTACGCCAGTGGTTCCCGATGTAGCAGGGGCACGACCAGCTTGTTCTAGGTTTGTGGTTTCTCTTCTTACACGGTTAGCACGATTGGTAGCGACCCCGCCTTGCAACGCTTGACCTGCACCTTCATGTACTAATCCCACAGCACCAGCAATTAATCTACCAGCCATTTCGTTGGCTCTGAGCAAAGAACTTATTACTTTGTCGCCAAGTTCCAAGTTACGATAGTTTGCTTCGTCTTGTGCTTCAATTGCTTCAGTGGATGCATCTACTCCTAGTCCCAGCTTTTCTAATTCAGTGGCTGCTTTGAGAGCTGCTTTTGCAACTTTTTCATGTGCTTCGGCAGCATTTGCAGTTTGTCGAGTAAATGCTGCCACGCCTAATTGCATGGTCTTTTGTTCAGCTAACATAGCTTCTTGCTGTGCATTGATCATTCTAACATAGTCATGCAACGCTGCGTCTTGGCCTAGAACATTCTTACCAGTTTGATCGTCAATTTCTGTAGTAGCTTTGTTAAAGCTTGCTACAAAATCGTTGGTAGCAGTTTTGGTTACCTTGGACATAGTTGAATAGCTCAACATAAAGTCTTCAGCAACATTCGTCATGGAAGTACCAATCATCTGTTGTCTTACAGTACCCATGGTTTTAGCCAAGCGACCAAATTCTTCACGCAACTGGGTTTCGTCTTTGATACGTCCACTGGTGATTTTTTGTACTAGATCTTGTGCTTCACCGTTGGTACTCATAAACAACTTTTGCGAAGCTACTGTGTTAATGTTGCCTGCGGCTGCGTCAGCTAGACCTTCAGCAAAGTCTTCACCTTGGCTGGCAGCAAATCTCAGTGCGGTTTGTAATAGTCTAGCATCTTTTTCTTGATTTCTAGCAATAAGGTCATCAACTGTGGCTGCAAACACTTGTTTGCGCATGGCTTTTTCCACAGCTTCTTCTTGTTGTTTGCGTGTGAATCCAGTGGCCTTGGTCAACGCATCCATTTCTTTGACAAATCCTGCTGCTGCTGCACCTGTGATGTTGGCATTGTCTTTGGTGACCAAATTTAATCGATTCATCTGGCGCACAAAGATCATTGCTGCTTCGTTCTGGTCTTGCTGATTCAATCCCAAGGCTCGCATTTCACTGCGGAACGGTTCCATCTCTTTGATGGTGCTTTCAAACTGTTTGCGTCCACGATTAACTGTGCCGCCAAACTGTGCTAAAATGTCAGCGTTGTTTGCAAAAAGTTCAATAGCACTGTTTGCTTCGTCAATGCCAAGGCCCATTTTTTGCAGGCCATCAAACAAGCCAGTTAATCCTTCGCCAGCTATGGCGCCGGTTCGAGCCATCCCACTGAATGCATCGTAAATTTTATCGCTTTGTTCGCCAAGAGTTTTGCCGGCTTTTAATGCTTCTCCGGCTAAAAATCCAATGGCTGCGACCAATCCCTTAACTACAACACCTCCGGGCATGAGTAGTGATAGGCCAGCAGAAGCTGCTTGAACTGCTGTGGCCATTTGATCTATGCTGTTGTTGAATGCCTTAGCACCGCGTGTGCCAGAATACATTTCTTTGGTGTAACTGGTAAATGCTCCAGCCACAGATTTTATGGCTGTGCCTGCTAAATTCAGCTGCATGTCAAAGTTTTTGATGCCAGTTCGAGCAGCATTAAGTTGTTGTTGGGTTTGCGGAAGTATACGACCAAATTGTTCGTATTCACGATTGACCTGCGCCAGCAGTTCTTGCATCCGTTGTAATTCTTGATCAGCCATGTATTTCCACCATAAGTATCTTATATTTATAGGTACTTTATGCCCAATTCTGCAAACCCACTGAGTCAATTTTTTAGACAACCTGCCATTTATTTGCGCCTGCCCAGTCAGGGCGAATTCTGGCCCGAAGGCAGTTTAGAAACCCCGCCCAACGGCGAACTTCCTGTCTATCCCATGACTGCCATAGATGAAATCACTTATCGCACGCCTGATGCGCTGTACAACGGTTCAGCCACAGTTTCTGTGATACAGAGCTGTATACCTTCTATCAAAAATGCTTGGCACATTCCCAACATTGACCTCAATGCTATTCTTGTGGCCATTAGAATTGCCAGCAATGG